CCAGGTCAACGCGCTGGGTCCCCTCCACCTCCTAGAGGCGATCCGCCACCTTTCCCCCCGCACCAAATTTTACCAGGCGTCCACCTCCGAAATGTTCGGCAACTCGCCGGGGCCCCAAAACGAGGACACGCCCTTCCAGCCCCGCAGCCCCTACGGGGTAGCCAAGCTGTACGGCCACCACATCACCAAAAACTACCGGGAGTCCTTCGGCCTCTTCGCCTGTAGCGGCATCCTCTTCAACCACGAATCCCCCATCCGTGGGCCCCAATTCGTTACCCGCAAAATTAGTAAGGGTATTGCGGCGGTGGTCGGGGGGCGAGAGACGCATATCAAGCTGGGGTCGCTGGATGCGAAGCGGGATTGGGGCTTTGCGGGCGACTACGTGCGGGCGATGTGGCTGATGCTGCAGCAGAAGGAGCCTGGCGACTACGTGGTGGCGACGGGGGAAACCCACACGGTGGGCGAGTTTGTCGAGGCGGCCTTCCAGGAGGTGGGCCTCGACTGGCGCAAGCACGTGAGGTTTGACGAGGCGCTGGTGCGGCCCGCCGAAGTCAATCTGCTGCAGGGCGACCCCCGCCGAATTTTGGATTTGGGGTGGGAACCCGAGGTGGAGTTCCGGGAATTGGTGCGGAAGATGGTCCAGTGGGACTGTTATGGGGTTAGGATTTGAGGAAAAATTAGCTAAAATGCTGTGGGCTGTGAGGGTTGTGAAGGTTGATTTGGACACAAACTCACAGCCTAAGTGCTTGATTTTGTTGGGTTTGTGAAGGTTGTGAAGGTTGGAACCCATACTTTTTCCCGGAAAGAAGATATAGAGGTGGGGGAAATGTTGGGGAGCAACCTTCACAACCTTCACAAAATGAGGGATTTCAATGAGTTAGCTGTGAGGGTTGTGAAGAGGGGAAAATTTTGGGCTGGGGGTGGTGGGGCGGGGGCCTCATCATGATGACATGAAAGGGGTGGTGGTGTCAAGGGGTGATTTTGGGGGTTGTGAAGGGGTGGGAGGCGGTGCTAGGCTGCGCTTCTTTGGTGATTGGAGATGGTGAATGGATTCGGAGAAAGAGAATTCGGTGATGTTGGGGCCAGCGGGCCTCTTCAAGGTGGCGGCTGAGAGGTTGAAGCCGTGGAGGACGCCCAATGGGGACGTGTTTGTCGATGTTTGGATGGACGCGGTGCGGCACACGGTGCCGGTGAAGAGCGAGGCGTTTACGGGATTGGTGTATATGGTGGCGGCGCAGACTGCGCCCGGAAAGCTGCTGAGTGGGAAGGCGGTGGACGAGTTGAAGGCGTACTGTGTGGGGACGGCGCTGGCAAGCCAGCGGATGTTTCCGGCGTATGTGAGGGTGGGGGGAGAGAGTAATAGGGTGATTTGGTACGATTTGGGGACGGACGATAGGGAAGTGGTGAAGTGGGAGGGCGGGATCTGGTCGGTGCGGAGGCAGACCACCGATACGCCGAGGTTTTATAGGCCCAGTGGGATGCTGGCCCAGGTGACGCCGGGAGAAGGGGGCGGGGATCTGGTGGAGATGCTGGGTAGGCACGTGAGGGCCAGGCCCCAGGACCTCTTGTTGTTGGCGGCGTGGTTGGTGGGGGCCTTTAAGGTGGGTGGGCCTTATCCCATTTTGATTATTAATGGGGAGCAGGGCAGTAGTAAGTCTACGACTACGCGGCTTTTGCGGAGGATTGTGGACCCGCATGCGCGCGATATGAGGGAGCCGCCGAGTGGGACCAGGGATTTGGTGGCAGCGGTGAAGAATTCGTATGTGCTGGCGGTGGATAACGTGTCGAGTATTGCGAATTCGTTGAGTGATTCGCTGTGCCGGATTTCGACGGGGACTGGGGCGCTTGGCGGACGGGCGCTTTATACGGATAGTGATGAGGCGGCGTTTACTGCGTGTAGGCCGATTGTGCTGAATGGGATCCCGGCCTTTGCGGAGAGAGAGGATTTGGTTTCGAGAAGTATTAATGTGGAGTTGCCGAGTATACCGCCCAGTGAGAGGATCGATGATGATACGTTTTGGGAGAGGTTTGAGTCTGATTTGCCGAATCTACTGGGATGTGTATTTGATTGTGTGGCGCGGGCGCAAACTGGGTTCGCATCCGTTAGATTGAATGAGGCGCCCCGGATGGCCAACTTCGCGAGGTGGGCCTATGCGGGGTTGGGGGATTTGGGTGGGGAGTTTTTGGAGGCGTATAGTAGGAATAAGAATGAGGCGGCGGCCCACACGATTGAGCATAATGAGGTGGCCCAGGCGCTGGTTGCGCTGATGAAGGAGAGGGAAGTTTGGTATGGGAGTTGGAGTAAGCTGTTGGCGGATCTGACGCCGCTGGCGGTGGTGACGAAGTATTGGCCCGCGAATTCGTTGCAGTTGCGGAATAGGGTGATTAGGTTGAGTGAGGATTTGCGGAAGTGTGGACTGGAGTGGCGGAACAATGGGCGGGAAAGTGGCACGGGTAGGAGTGTTGTGGAGGTAAGGCGGTTGAAGGATTTCGTCAATAATCATGTGCTGACGAGTGTGGCATGACCGATAAAGAGAAACAGATGATGATGGCCGCCAAGAAGAAGGCGGCTGAGGTTTCGGGCAGGGAGGTTATCAAGGTGGCCTCCCAACTGAGGGAGTTGTCGGCGGAGGAGGAGTTGTTTTGCAGGGAGTTTGCCGCGTCGGGCGATAGGCATAAGGCCCTGGAGGTATCGGGGTATAAGGGGAAGAGGCCGGGGGTCACTGCGTCGCGGTGGCTGCAGAAGAGTAACGTGCAGAAGAGGGTGGCGGCATTGCGGACTCAGCATGAGGCGAGACTCAACATTACGAGGGACATCTATCTGGGGATGTTGCAGGAGACGTATGAGAGGGCGATGGCGGATGGGGATTATGCGGGGGCCAATAGGGCGCTGGAGTTGATGGGTAAGGCGCAGGGCTACTTTGTGGAACAGAAGGCTGTGTTGAATATGACGGCAAAGCTGCCGGGGGATAAGGCCCAGCAGATTGCCGAGGTTCAGCGGTTGGCCAAGATCGCGGGAGTCAGCTTTGAGTGAGGAGTTGCTGCAGAAGTTGCAGATTCTGGCCGAGGACAAGGCCAGGGATTCGTACTATGCGTATATGCAGTTGGCGGCTCCCTGGATCCTTCCGGAAGGGTTTGTCGATGGCAAGCATCTGAGGGAGATTGCGGAGTTGCTGCAGTGGGTGGAGGAGACGCCTGGGGCCAGGGCGATGATCTTTATGCCACCTCGATCCATGAAGAGTGTGAATGGTTCGGTGTTGTTTCCCAGTTGGGTGTTGGGAAGGCACCCGTCGTGGCAGGTGATGGGTGTGTCGTATGGCCAGGAGTTGGCCAACGCGTTCGGTAGGGATACCCGGAATCTGGTGCAGTCGGAAGACTATCAGAGGGTGTTTGAGGCGCGGGTGAAGGCCGATAGCAGGGCCACCAATCGGTGGGAGACGGAGCAGGGCGGGAAATATGTGGCGGCGGGTATCACGGCGGGTATCGCGGGAAGGGGTGCCAACCTGGCGATTGTCGATGATCCGCTGAGTGAACAGGATGCGATGAGCAAGTCGGCGCGGGAATTTGTGAAGACGTGGTGGCCTGGCGGCTTGCGGAGTCGATTGCAGCCAGGGGGCCGCATCGTCATCATCACGACGAGGTGGCATGAGGACGATTTGGCGGGGTGGCTTCTGTCGATGGCGGAAGCGGACCCCAAGGCGGAACAGTGGCGGGTCTTGAGTATTCCGGCGTTGTCAGAGGATGGGGAATCCTACTGGCCTGAGAGGTGGGACGCGGACTATCTGCAGGATCTGAAGGATGATCCCACGATGCCCCGCAGCCAGTGGAACGCCCTCTACATGCAGGAGCCGACAGGGGAGGAAGGCAACCTCATTAAGGCGGAGAACCTGCAGTGGTGGAAGAAGGGGGAGACGCTGCCCCAGTGCGATTCGATCTTGATGGCTGCGGACACAGCGTTTGGCAAGAAAGAGACCAGCGACTACAGTGTTTTGCAGGTTTGGGGCATCTTCAATACGATGTATGAGGATAGTAGGGGTAGGGAGTTTTCGGTACCCAATGCGATCCTGCTGGCCAATCGGCGGGGGCGGTGGGAGTACCCGGAGTTGCTGAATCAGGCTAGACAGCTTGTGAAGAAGTACAATCCGGATCGGATCATCGTGGAGAAGAAGGCGTCGGGCGAGGTGCTGCTGCCCGATTTGCAGAGGGCGGGGTTGCCGGTGATACCTTATATCCCTGGGAAGGGTCAGGACAAGTTGTCGAGGGTCCACGCTTGCTTGCGGTTCTTCGTGTCGGGGCGGGTGCATTTTCCCGAGGGGGAAGATTGGGCCTATTCTCTGGCGGAAGAAGCCTTAAGTTTCCCGAAAGGGAAAAATGATGACCAGGTGGACGCCATGACGATGGCGCTTTTGTATCTGCGGGACTCGTATGCCCTCTACAACCAGGATGATTCTACGGTGACGGATGAGGAGGTTCCCGTCCGGAAGCGGAAAACTTACTGGAAGGCTTGATGGTTGCCCCCAAAGCTGATAGGATTCGGGGATGCCTATCCAGAATCCCAATCCTCTCCTGGACGAGTTGTCCGTGAAGCCCACCATCGTTGAATTGGACGATGGTGGCGTTGACGTTGACTTTGAGGAAGAGGTGGAGGTGGGGGTTCCCACCCAGCACAGCGACAACCTGGCGGAATTCATGAGTCAGAATGCGCTGGGGATGCTGGGGGCTGAGATCTGCGATGGGGTCCGGGCCGATCTGGATAGTAGGGCGGAGTGGGAGAACCTCATCGTAAAGGGGATGGAGGAGTTGGGCCTCAAGATCGAGGACACTTCGGAACCCTTTGAGGGGGCCTGTGGGGCCACGCATCCGCTGCTGCTTGAGAATGTGGTGAAGTTTCAGAGTAAGGCGGTGCAGGAGATCTTTCCGGCGGCGGGGCCAGTGCGGACCCGGATTTGGGGAGATACGACCCCGGAGAAGGAAGCTGCCGCGTCCCGGCTGAAGGAATTTCTCAACTATCAGATCCTTGAGGAGATGGTTGAGTACTTTGATGAGACGGAGAGGCTTCTCTTCGCGTTGCCGCTGGTGGGATCCTGCTTCCGTAAAGTGTACTTTGATACGGGGCTGGGTAGGCCGGTGGCGGAATACGTGCCGGTGGACCAGTTTGTGGTGTCCTATAATGCGCCGGATCTGCGGAGGGCGCAGCGCTATTCCCACATCATCCAGAGGTCGGATGGGGATCTGCGGGCCGACATCGAGGCGGGCCTCTACATCGATGTGGGGCTGGGTCAGCCGGGGATGGTTGACCAGAGTGTCATTGCTGCCAAGGTCGATGAGTTGCAGGGTGTGACCCAGCCCAGCGACTATAAGGCGCATGTGCTGTATGAGTGCCACGGGTACTTCAATCTGGATGAGATTGAGGAGGGGCCGCTTCCCTATGTGGTGACGGTGGAGGCGGCGTCCCGGAAGGTTCTG